TTTTTCCAGTTCCTCTATGCGATGTTTGGCGGTGGAGAGTTGCTGTTCTTGCTTCTCCGCCAAATCATTCAGTTCATCTTTATCTGAAGCCAGCCTATCAATATCCGGCTGCATCGCAGCTTGAGCGGCTTGCCAGAATTCAAGCGGAATGAATCGCATATCGTCAGGTAATGAACCCTCATCAGCAGTAGCATCAGGATGCTTCTTTACAATGTCCTCAAATATCTTGCAGATTTCATCTTCGCGTTGCTTGTCCATCATTCACTCCTTTCAGTTGTTTGTTGACTACAGTACCGCTTAGATTTAACGCGTTAAATCTTAATCTTACCTTCTCGCACCTGCTTCTTCAGGAACTTGTACACCTGCGATCCACTGCCTGCCTTGTGCTTTGCGGCGTTCGTGGTCTTGACAAGTATCTGCGGCTTGCCTTCGACCATGACATGTCCTGCCACGCGCTGCACCAGCTTGGTGTCGTACCCGCGAACTTCCGGGTTGCTATGCTGGCGCGCGGCACGGCGCAACTTCTTACACTGCTTGGCGTTCATCAGTGCACCTGTCCGTTGGCCGCAGCTTCGTTGGCCTCGCCCTGCACCATGCGCTCGGTAAGAACCTGCAGCATCTTCTCGGCACGCACCTTGACTTCTTCGGCACATGCTTCCAGCAGCGCAGGATCGTGCAGTCGCGCCAGCTCCAGCAAGGACACTGCCAAATTGACGACGTTCGCACGGTGCATCATGATCATCGTCTGCTCGCCTTCCTTATCGGGTGGGATGCCGTCGGGGAATTTGTGCTCGACCTGCACCATGATCTCCAGCGCGCCGCGCACGCCTTCACGGATAATTTCTTGCCCTTCTGCATCTTCACTCATTTCACTTCTCCTTATTTAATGTGGTGGATTACACCTACTGAAAAGCCCACGACGAACCACACGAATACCCATGCTGCTGCGATAGTGGCTATGTAAGCCACGACCTTGAACCACATTGGCGCGTTGTGCAGCTGGCACGTAAAATCTTCTGTGCAGTCGCAGATACATTTGTCTGCAGCATCTCTCAGGTTCTGTTCTTCGATGGCCATGATCGCCTCCATTGTTTGATTATCTTATACCCTGTTTCACCATTAGTCAAGCTGGATTGAAAACTTGAACCCTGCCGGATGCCGCACGTCTGCATCGCTCACATCGCAACTCTGCATGAACTTGACCAGCTGCATCACCGTGAAGTGCTTGTGCACTGACGTGATCACCGGCACATCCTCCTTGCCTGTAGGCTGTGTCATCTGGAACGTAGACTCCGATCCAACCATTTCGCACCCCATTGCCACAGCGAGCATGGACACACGAGTTTCAATACGTTTGGTGCGTGCTGCGATGTCTTTTAAATTTGCGTCTTCCATGTTGTTCTCCTTAAAATTGATTGATTAAATCCCTGACTGTCTCAGCGATACACTCTTCCTCGACGCCCCATACCGATTCTTCCAGCCCCTCCTCGTTGGTCACGACCACACCGTAGAATGGCACATCACCCTTCTGCAACTTCTTGGCGTATTCTAGCGAAGCATTGCGATGAAGAACAGCAATATCCCATGCCCATGCCTTGCCATACTTCTGGGACCGCAAATACTTGGCTCGCTGCTGCACACGCATGTCTTCACTCAGTACGATGACTTCATTGCTGTACCTGCGCCGGTTAGGGTTGTCACACCAGTCGCCACGATCCGCATCGCTTGGCAGTCTATCCTTACGAACCACTTCACACATGTCCCAGTCGGATGCAGGGTTAGTATCGTTGTCGTATTTAAGCACAACATAGTACTGCTCGCCGTTGAACATGACTGGCGTAACTTCACCACCACGCGCATAGTAATTATCCCGCTCGAACCCGGTCAGCCTGTCCTGCGCTTCCATGAACGCCTTGGCGCGCTTCATCCGCAGTCTTTCCCGTGCTGTCAGCGGATACTCTGCCATCTCTCCACGGCCACGGCGCGTATGTCACTGCCCTGTCTTACGCATACCATCCTCCCATCTCAGCCGCCAACGCCTTGGCACGGTTGGCTGTGTCCGAACGAACGATCACGGACTGACGCAGCATCTCAGGCTCGCAGATCAGTTTCTCTGCCTCTGCACACCACGCCGTTATCTTCTCGTCACCAGCGATGTTCAGCTTGGGCAAGAGCGCCACAACATCTTTCAGGTTCTCGATCAGGCTGTCCCGGAATACCGATCCGTTCTCGCCTATCGGGATACTCAGCCGCTCGACCATCGCATCGACCGGCGCCTTCAGCCGCTCGAACACATCCGTCATCGCAGACTGCAGCCTGCCTTGCACCGCGCTCTCGTTCTCCGTGATGAACCCCTCGACTTCTTCCGGACTGAACCCTTGAAAATTCCTGAAGTCATCGCTGTTGGGCAGCGGCATCATGTGCAGGTTGATCCCGAACTTGCGGCGTATGTCAGCCACATCCGGGTATGCCTTCGCGTTGTACAGCTGGCCCAGTGACAGCGCAGCCTTGGCCTGCTCCATCGGATACACTACGTAAAATGCTTCCAGTGCCTTCTCGATCTCTTCCTTGTGCTTGCGGAAACCCTCCATGTAGTCCAGCACGTTGCCGCTGCACAGCAGTCGCCCACCGTTGTCATCCCACGGCAAGGTCTGTTCGTAGTTCCATGTGCGCAGACTGTTGAACATGGTCAGCACCTGCTCGTGCTCCGCACATCCCGGCAACAACTTCTTGCGTACTGATGTGCTGCCGCGCTTGGCTGTGTTGGCTACCTCGACCGCAGCTGCCGCTGTCTTGTCGTCTGCCTTGCCCTGCCATATTGACAGGCTCAACGATACTTGTACAGCTCGTTCTGATAAGTTCATTTCGTTCTCCTTAGTTTAGTTTTAACTCGTTAAATCTACGGCTTCATCAACTCGTACTGCGCTTCAAGAAACTTTCTTCGTGCTGCGTGCGGCATGTTCCTTCGATAACCTCCTTCCCACTCTACAAGTGTCTGCACACTGCTGCCGTAGAAAAACATCACGTGGTCCCACGCAGAGCAGTAACTTATTGCGCAGTTTAGGTACGTAAATGACCTACCTTTCGGCACAGCGATGTGCACTTTAGCTACTTTCTTTGATGCACGCGTATCAAGTCCCCAAACAAGTTTCATCACAACCTCCTATCTGTACCAGTACGTCACGCCATCGAACTCGATGCTGGAGTAGTCTTGCTTCAACTCTTCTGCAGCAGCTTTCCAGTCGATGTGGTTGTTTGGCCAGCTCGCGTTCTGGTTATTGATTGCGCCGAGGTTATTGATTGCGCCGAGGTCCTGTGCTAGTTGCTCCGCATGGCTTTCAAAATCACCATCCGAAATAAACTGCGGATCGTTCGCCCACTCGCTACCAACTTCTTCCTTGAACGCCCTGAGTTTCAGCAGTTCTTCATAGTCGGATTCGTCGCTGTCTGACAGCTTGAGCATCGCAGCCCTCACTGCCTCGGTCGCCTCATCTCCAAGCTCCTCGAACGCATCAAGCAGTTCCGACATGTCGCTTTCCAGTTCCTCGATGCGCGAGTCTACTTCGTCCGAACTGAATTGGTCGCTTCCTATAGTCATGACTTTTCTCCTTTAGTTTTAACTCGTTAAATCTTGCGTCGTGTTCGTGACCAAGGCTGCTTACTCGCCTCCAAACAACAGCTTGTGTTGCGCAACTGCATACTCGCGCAACTCGTCTCCGAACTTCATATCGTCAGGCCACGGGAGATCGACTTTCCCTTGCGGACCTTTTCCGGGCCACAAGGTTATTCTACCGTCTTCTATGTGCCCAGCTGTGAAGTCGAAGGCTCCGGCTACGTACATGTCTAGTTCAGCAAGAATCCGGTCGCTAGTCGTTGTCTTCTCCCGCCACTTGAGCATGATCTACTCACACTCAACATGCACGACTTCGCCAAACGGTACTGTAGTCTCCGACTTCTCGGTGCTGCACCATATCGTCGGCACGCTGCACTGCTCTGGAAACGTACCGTACATATCCGTCAGTACCAGCAGCACGTCGGCTCCCAACTTCTCGGCTTCAGCACACACGTCCACGAACGATGTCCCGCCGCCACACACTCGCCGCAACTGGATCGGCAAGTCGTTCACGGTGTACTCCTCGCGCTCTTCCGATACCTGCGTGTCGAAGTACAGCACGGTGCACAACTCTGGTCGCGTGTCCTGAAGTATGTCGCTGACGTGTGTAGCGAACGCTTGCAACATGGCGTCATTGATAGAACCTGACTGATCCACACCGATCACCACATGCCCCAACGTCTCGCTGTACAGTGTGGGCGCGATGACGTTCGTGCGCAGCAACTCCCGCCTGTTGATGATTGTGTGCGTGTAGTCCGACCATGACCGCGCCGAAAAGAACCGCCGAAGATACTCGTACCACTTCTCCTTCGGACACAGTATGCCCTCGACCAGACCCTTGGCATACGCCGGCAGGTTGCCCATCTGTTTCGCCGTGGCAGCAGCTTGCAACACACGAGCCTGCGCTTCCTGACGCGCCTGCTGGATTTCTTCGGGTGTGCCTTCGGCATCCATGTGCTGATCAAACTGTCCGCTGTTCTCGCCGTCTTCCGGTGGCGGATCTTTCATCAGCTCGTCATAGATGGCTTCCTCGGTCATGCCGTCGAACTTCTTGTCACGCAGCCCTTCGTGCTTTCCTGTGGGCATGGTCAGACCGGATTCGTCCAGTAGTTGATTCACCTTGTAGTCGATGGCTTGGTTCCACACACCGTGGCGCCGGTTGCCGCGCCGGAACGGATGCTCCAGCATGTCGTGCATGACTTCATGTGCCACCAAATACATCTGCTCTTCACGGTTCAGGTCATTCATGAACTCGCGGTTGTACATCCGCTTCCTGCCTGTCGTGCATGCAGTCGGCATCGCCGGATCATCTACCACTTCGTTCGGCACGCCGTAATATATCTGTGCCAAGAACGGATGATCGAGTGTCAGCTTGATCACTGCCTTGCTGAATGTTACCTCTAGTCTTTCGGTCATGATTATTCCTTTCGTTAGTTTAAGATTTAACTGGTTAAATCTATACCATCAGACGATGCTGCGCCTCGACGTACCGCTTCAGATCGTCACCGAACTCCATGCCGTCAGGAATGGGGGTTAGAATCTCTCCTTTCGTACCCCTCCCCGGCCACAAATATATTTCGGTTGGCCATATCTCAGCAGCTAAATAGTCAAACGCACCATCATCGTCATCCACCTCCAGCCTATCCTCGTCCCATCTGTATATCACGATATCACCCAGCCAGTGCTTTGTTTATGGCAGGGGATGTGACATAGCTGGCATACTCTTTCATGCTGATCACCTCAGTCTTGCGGCGGTTCAGCAACTTCAGGAAGAGCACTTGCAGTGCGATGTCGAACCGTTCCACGAACGTCCTGACCTTGACGAAGTTGGACTTGTCCGCACGATACACCAGCATGACGAGCAGTGCGTACTGGTGGTCTACTTTGTTGGGCAGCGGCAGCGTGTCAGGCTTGGCAACTATCTCGCTGAACGCAGGCAGCTCGTCGGCAATCTGCATGAACCCGTACAGCTCGACCGCGCGCCCTTCGCCCAGATCGCCGGCCATGTCAGAGATAGACAGCGGCTTGCCGTCGTTCAATTCCATGCGCAAGGCGACACGCTCCACGCTGCGCGGCGATGCCCATGCCACATACGATCCCTTGCCCATGCTGCGCATCGCCTGTCCGAAGTCGGTCAGCTTATCAGTGAGTGGTATGCCCAGCGGCTTCATCGTGATGTAGGCGCACAGCTCGACTGCATGGTTGTAGTTGTCGGCCAGATACTCGACATACTCATCGTTGTCATACACCCACTCGCGCCATGTAACGCGGTTGTATACAGCCGTGCTCAGGTTGCTTGACGCTGCCTTGTCGGATGCGCGGTTGCCTGCCAGTACGATGATGACGTTCTCACCCAGATGCTTGCCGAACAGCTCACGCTCATGGATGAGTTTCTGGAACGACTTCCACACTTCGGGATGGATGTTGGTTGCCTCGTCGATAAACCACACGACACGATCCTCACCCACTGACTCAGCCCACGGCACTTCGCTGTTGAACATCGGCACCAGCATGCCCTCGCCAACGTCCGGCATCATCGCCACAATATCTGTTGGTGCCAGCGCACTACCCAACATCTGCATCACACGAGCGTCGATCAGCTTGGCTGCTTCCTTGATCTTCGCAGTCTTGCCAACTCCCGGCTCACCCAGATAGCCGAAGACGATATGCTGGTCATGGCCTGACAACTTGGCACGAGCCAGTGCTGCGTATGCTTGGGTAAAGTCTTTTACGATTGATGTCAGTTTCATTTTGGTATCTCCTTTAGTTTAAGTTTTAACAGGTTAAATCTCACTTCTGCTGCTGGTACAACTCCTCACTTTCTGACTATATTATAGACCCTCTCACACCCTGTGTCAAGATGTTTGCGGGATAATACGGTGCGACCTCGCCACTTCATGATGCGTCCGGTAGCTGGCAGCAACAACAGCTTGCCTTTGACTCTGACTGTTCTTCGCATCCTAACCTCCTACAATTAGTTTGTATTGTGCAACTACGTAGTCGCGCAACTCGTCACCGAACTCCATCCCTTCAGGCCAAGGCAGACGTGTGCGGTTGTTGTTGTTGTTGTCCGTGTCCCACATTTCAATACTACTTGGGAACACACAAACAATATAGCTGCCCTCACTCTGTAAAACGTCCAACGCATCCCCAGTCTTTCCGACCCACTCAAGGTTCATATCCGTCTCCCGCGAATCAGATCCCACACCACACCGATCAGTGTGAACAGTCCGTACAGTGCAACCGACACTATGATAAACACTGCTGCAAAGATACCTACGCCATGGTCAATCATTTCGTTCTCCTTAGTTTTAACGGGTTAAATCTTTAGCTGGTAAGCCGGTGCAGTTGTCGCACCTAAGCCACGTGCAGTTGGGCAAGTCGGGCAGCGAAGTCAGGCCGGTGCAGTCGTCGCAAGAGAGCCACGTGCACTCGGGCAAGGCGGGCAGCGAAGTCAGGCCGGTGCAGTCGTCGCAAGAGAGCCACGTGCACTCGGGCAAGGCGGGCAGCGAAGTCAGGCCGGTGCAGTCGTGGCAAGAGAGCCCAGTGCAGTAGGGCAAGTCGGGCCACAGCACGTCACCCGTACACCCAGATATCTCCAGCCCGCCGGTTGCGCCGGCAAGTACCCACTGGTTTACCTTCATTTGCGCTTTCATTTTGCTCTCCTAAATTTAACAGGTTAAATCTTGCGTCGTGTTTGTGACCAAGGTTGCTTACTTCATCAACAGCAGCTGCGCTTCGATATACTTCTGTGCTTCTTCCACGGTCAGCCCTTCGGGAAGTGGTTGTCGGTGGCGCATGTGCTGCGCATCCCGTAACGCCCAGTACGGTTCAGGACTGCTCACAGGTTTCATGTGCAGGTACACAATAGTCGAAGCGATACCTTCCAGTTTGTAGCTGTTCTTCGCGGTCTCAAGTCTGCGCCACATATCATTCTCCCTGACTTTTACCATCCAAGAACTTGCGCGTGAGCACATCGTAGGCAGCATCTTCTCTACCGTCGTTGGCTCGCAGATACTCGTTCTTCATCGCTGCGCGGAGTGATGCGTATGTGGCTTTGTTTGGGAGTTGTCCGCGCGTCCTATACGTCTGGATATCGTGTGCCTTCAAGTCCAGCGCCTGACGGGCAACAGCCATCGTTGGCTCGCCTGACTTCTCGCAGAGTTCCCTGAATATGCTTCTTGCTGCTGACGAGTACCCGACTACACCCATCTCACCTTCGCGCAGTTTGATATCGGCCTTCATCAGATCGGCCCACGGCTTGAACCACTGGTTGAATTGTTTCAGCACGCTGCGCTTGTTGCGCGCACGTTGAACTACAGTACCGCTTGCGGAGTAGCCGGCAGCGTCGATGTCAATCACACCATCATAGAGCACAGCACCATTGAGCACGTAGTTGCCATCACCCACTGAACAAGCGCGCAGTCCTGTGTATTCGTACAGGTTCGCTCTGGTTGTCGTGCTGTTGTATGCGTCAACACGCACTCGTCCATCCTTCCATGCCGTGCAGATGTCAGTGCGGTACATCCTCAAGCGAAGCTCATCAGGGCTGGTTGGATCACCGACTGAATAGATATACAGCTTGCCAGACTTCAGGCACTTGCTGTTCGCTGCTGCATCGCGCCGCGCGCTGAACAGTCTGCACAGTCTGTTGTAGATGTTTACACCGTCTCCGGGGTTGAGTACCTTATTCATGATTATTCCTTTCGTTGGTTAGAATTAACTGGTTAAATCTACTTCATCAATTTGTGCTGCATCACTACATACTTCCGCAACTCCGGCCCGAACTCCATGCCTTCCGGGTAAGGAATTTTAATTGCTTTTTGACTTTCTAATCCACGCCACATATTGACGCACTTAACCTCAGTCATAATGATTGCAACGATGTAGATGTACCCCTCACCTTTTGCAGGTTGATACCGCAGAACCGTTCCCGTTCCATCCCACTTGTACATGTCATCACCTCATCAGTATCCACTGCGCTTCGCACCATGCTTTCTTTTCATCGAGCGTCAGATCGGGCGGGAAGTTAGGCGCAGTAGTGCCAGACGTGCTCGCTGCTGTCGGATAGAATATCGGCGCATCATCGCCGGCATAAAAGGCAATCACACAATTCTCAAACCCCACATTGAACCCATCAGGCACAGCGAAGTTATCTCTCTTATCTACCGCCCAAACGAATTTCATTCCTATCTCCTTAATCAAACACCCAGAGCAACAGCAGCATTGCCAGCGTGAAGATCACGATGTAGCCCGTTGGTATTCCGTGCATGTCAGTCTCCCTTCAAGTTTTAACGTGTTAAATCTTGTTCACCACAACATCAGCTCCAGCTGCTTCACGTACTGCGGCAACACGACCACATCGCGATGATCGAACAGACACTCAAGATATGCCCGTACCCACCTGATGTAGTGCCTTGCTGCTTTGTGGTTGGTGTGCGGTGTCTTGCGCACTGGCAGGATGTGCGCCTGTTGCTGATAGTCTGCCGCTCTGTCGTGGCTCATGGTAATCTCCTTTAGTTTTAACTGGTTAAATCTTAATCATTGACCATTTCAAAGACCACTTCAAATATCTGGTGTTCCACCCATTCCCAGTAGCCAGTCAGTGTATCTTCACTCTCAACAGCTTGCCGCCAGTCGGCGCGCGTTATGATTGGGTGTTCGCCGCCCCCATCCGGGTTGTACTTGTCGTCCAGTTGTTCGGCTGTCAGATCGTAGTCTTCAATTATCAAGTTGTTTATAGCACTCATCTCGTTCTCCTTAGTTTTAACTGGTTAAATCTTAGCTGCTTGGTAAGTGATTTCAGCCTTATTGCAGTCCTCAATCAATGACAGGTCAATTTGGCGTGTTATCTCTTCGTCGGTCAGTCCCTCGTCCAGTTTGACGTTGTACCTGAACGCTTTCCAGTCCACATCAGCGAACTCTTTGCACACAGCTTTTTCTTTCTCGAACGCCTTATCCGCGGCAACGAATGTCCTGTACCAGTCAAAACCCCCACCAGTGTTGTATTCCCAAGCGCATACAAATGCAATCATCTCGTTCTCCTTCGTTAGTTTTAACGGGTTAAATCTATAAGTGGTAGATAGACTTCCCACTCACAAGTACATGATACACCTAAACATATCCTGTGTCAAGATGTTCGCAGCTTGATTTAATCCTCAGATAGCAGTTGCTCCAGTGACTTTGTTGGCGTGTCTGGCTGGTCTACTGTGCGCGTTAAAACTACAGTCCCGGTTGTTGGTGATCTGCGCTGTGCGTTGTAGGCATCCTGTCTAGCCACATCTGCCGCGTGTGGGTCGGCCAATCCGCTGTTGTACTTCCTGCGTCGATCCCAATCGACTGAAGCACGCTCACGATCTGCAAGCATGGTTGGCGAGTCCTCTTTTAAGTACCGGCCACCGAGCAGGTAGAATTCCTCATAAGGGTTAGCTGTCCAGTCGTGCTTGCCCTTCCAATTCTGTTCCAACTGCATACACACGCCTTGAGGGTTGATTATACACAGCTCCAAGTCCATCATCCAGTCCACATCTACGCGACACGCCAGCGTTATCTTGGAGTGGTCCAGATCCGCCAGCCGCACACCGTGGAACGAGTAGTCGATAAGCTCTATCTTCTCTGGCTTTGGCATCTTGGCTTCCATACGCTCTAGCCCTTCAACCAATATGCCGCGCGCCAAAGTAGTTATAGCACACTCCTTGATCTTCGCAGCATCTCGCAACCGGCCAATCAGCGTGCTGGTCATCGGCAATTGAAACGTGTAATCGAATAACTTAGCCATGATTTTCTCCTTGTAAGATTTAACAGGTTAAAACTAACTTGCAGGCCAATAGTAGAGAACAAAAAGTGAAATGTCAAGAACTATATTAGCGGTATAGGTTGCTCTCACATAGTGGTGTAGGTCGTTCTCACATATCAGGCTAGTATGCCGTTAGGTGCCTGTAACGTTAGTTAAAGGGGTCTTAACTAACGGAAAGTGATGTTAGCTAACACTTCGTCGAATTAGCTAACACTTCGAAGTTTGTAAGTGCTTGAATTATTGAGTATATTAGAGAGAACTAAAGAACAAAAAATTTCGGGTAGACATTGGGAAAAACAGAGGGCGAAAATGAATATTCGGAAAAAACGAAAATTTTACCTATCGGTTGCTTTTTGGACTGTTCTTTTGTTCTTTAACACTGTTAGTTGGTACTTAAAAAATCATTTCTGGTCACAACCCGCGCTGGCCGTGGCTTTCAGAAAAACAGCCTGCTTAAAAAATAGGCAACGCACGGAACAAAAGTATAAGAGGGTATTTCAAACTAACACTTGCCCTCTGTAGAGTTTTGATTAAATGGCTGTTTTTTTAAGCACGGAACAATTTGCCATGCTTAACTAACGTACGAAGTGTTAGTTAAAAACCACATTGCGTTAAAAGTTAGCTAATAATTAACTAACACACCAACAATTTACTACAGTACCGCGCGGCACAAGATGTTTGCAGCTTGTAGAATTAACGCGTTAAAACTTAAAGTAGTTTGAGGTTTAATTCAGGCAGGAATAACAGACGAAAAAAATCCCCGTATTGCACGGGGATTGAATTATTACAGGGTGAGAGGTTATGCGGCTTTTTTCTGATCCTTTGCGGCATAGAACACTTGCGCCGCTTTTAACGCACCGTCAAATTTCTTTAGCAGTGTTTCGGGCGCACCGTCATCGGTCAGTTGCTTGATGGTCAGGATGAGCATTTCCAGTCCGTCAATGGGCTTTGTTGCGCCCTTGATAGCCTTCTTGCCTTCGCTGGCTTCAGGCTTGTCCGTGCTATGGTGCGCGCCCTTTTCAGCTACAGCCTTGCCCTTGCCGATCCTTGGCAGGTCGGCTATCCGGTTATACTTGGTTGTGCCATCGTTGCGACCTTTCAATCGTTCTATAATCTCGGCGCGGCCCCCGGCTTCTGCTACCTTTTTACCGTTGAAAAATAACCCCATTAGAGCGCGCACATGCACGGCATTACTTCCAGCCATCGCCGTTGCTAGCGTGTTGTAATACGCCCATTCGGAGCCTTCGGGAGCAGCGCCCGCCTTTGCCGCTTGTACCACTGGCAGCTTGGCCTTTTGCATGGCTTCGATAAGATCAACAAGGGATTGTGCTGTTACAGCTTCAGCTGTTGAGAGCTTGCCGCAATCTGCAAATACAGCGGATGCTACATCGTGTAACTTGTTTACATTTTGAGTTTTCATGATAGTACCTTTCGATAGTTAGTGGCCAACATTGGCCCGATAGCGCACGGGTTAGGCATACGCTATCAGACTTTACTGTGTGAATTTAAGATAATCCGCATGGAGTACACCAATGGAATACGCAATAGACTTTTTAGCCCACATGAAGGCGGCATCATAGTTGCCTAAATCATATTGCTTGTTGGCATCCGCTAAGCAAAAGCGCGCGGATTTGTCTAGTTGCACAGCGCCTAGATGCTTGCGCGCTGTAATGATTGCAGCATTAGCACGTGTGGATAGCACAATAGTTCCTTTCGATAGTTATGTAGCGACTTGCTACAGTTCCCACTATACTCTTTTGTTAGCTAATGTCAATATGCTATCTAGTCTTAACTCGTTAAATCTAAAGAATTCTTTCATCTCGCAGATGGGGGGCAGGGGGGAAAAGGGCTGCGAGGCTATCATCATCTCATGCAGTCACATATAATTTTTTCAAGTTTTCTACTTAACTAACAAATACTGTGCCTCAACAAACCGCTTCGCTTCTTCAACCGGCATCCAATCTATAATCTGCAGGGCCATCCGCTGTGCTGGTGGATCACTGCGAGATGCTACAACCCTCCACAAAATTCTACAGTCGAGTCCAGACATACTCAATGTTGCAACCTTCCAGTTCCGAGTGATTAAATGATGCACAACATCCCGAGTCATACACCATAACTCCAAACTACCACTATCTATAAGGTCTTTCGACTCAACCCAATAAAGTTCCTCACCCATCACTCCCCCCTCATCAAAATGTACTGTGCCTCAACAAACCGCTTCGCTTCTTCGATCGTCTCAACCGGACAGACATCCAAAGTTGCTAACTTCTCCAGCGCATAGCGAAATTCCCCGTTTATTCGGTGTGAGGTAACTGCGCCGACAAACTTCAGATCAGCAGAGTATAAAAACCACTGCTGGAACATCTCGCTTTCTTTCCAACTCCAAACCAGTTCCTCATCCATCACTCACCCCTCCAATAAACTCTGGTTCCCGATAAACTGCTTCGTCTCTTCAAGCGTGTCTGCGATCTTCCCCAGCTTCTCGGTCTTGAATCCATGGAACCTTTCAACAGAAAGATCCTTGAGATACACGCGATAGGCTCCGTACCACACGTAGTAGCACAAGTCATTAGACCCTTGGGGGCGCACAGCATCGCTCACCCACATCCCGGGCAGCGGTATTTGCTTAAACGGATCAACCTTCATCACTCACTCCAAATTTTATTTTTGATGCTTGCTACTTTACACCCTAATATACCCTCTGTCAAATTTATTTCTTGCGCCGTGCTTGACACGCACCCTCTTTTACTTTATCGTGCAGCCCCATGGCTAAGAAAACACTAAAATACTGTCCGGACTGTGGTGAGGAAATTCCCGTCTCTGAGTTCGGAAACAACATCCGCAATCCCGGCGGACTGGCAACCTATTGCCGGATGCACTCGCAGATACGCGTAAGGGCGTGGAAAGACGCCAACCCTGAGATGGTCAAGGCCCAGATGATACGGTATGTGAACCGCGTGAAAAAACGCAACAGATCGGAGGGGAAGAGATGAGCGCGAGAGACTATCTGTTGGGTGCCGCACAGATAATGGACGAACGCGGCCAGACTTACGATACCCCCGGCGGAGAGCGCAGCATGGGCAAGGCCGTGGCGGCGTTCAACATGATCACTGGACACACGCTGAAAGAAAGCGAAGGCTGGCTGCTGTTGCAGGTGCTCAAGGATGTGCGCCAGTGGTCGAGGGTTGACTTCCACAAGGACAGCGCGGATGATTGCGTTGCGTACGCCGCACTTAAAGCAGAGGCGCTTGAGAGCGGCAAGTAGTTTAATTTTTAAGGAGAAAACCATGCACTATCGTAACGGCAGGGAAGCAAAGAATGGCGATGAGATTGTTCAGATCGACAGCCAAGGTAAGATCACCCACGTTGGTGTGCTGATTCGCGCAGTGGCAGGAAATGATTACTGCAATGGCATCATCGTGGATGACCGCACACAAGCATTTAGTGGTGCCTGCATGTGTGACTGTTTGCACATGGACGACATCGCATCGATGCTGGCAGAAAAAGGTCTGGAGAAGCGACCAGCTGGTAAGTAAAGATGAACGGACTGGAAGCACTTGAGGAAGACTTCACCGACGAGGAGTTGTTTCAGCCACCGGCGGTGATTGAGGAAGTGCAGGAATTTCAGCTGCAGGACCCATCACGTCTTTCATTCCCTCCAAGTCTTCCCATCGAACTGGCCATGCGCGAGCAGCCGGTCAAGATAATCTGCGAGAGCTACAACATCACGCGCGAGCACTACGAGGCACTGTGCGAAAATAAACGCTTCGTCAAGGCGATCGAGAGCGCCATCGGCATGTTGGAGAAGGATGGATATACGTTCCGTGCGAAGGCTGGTCTGCAGGCAGAGAACGTGATCGGCACATCTTACGCGATGATTCAGGACCCGCGCACCCCTGCCAACGTCAGGGCGGATCTGATCAAGGCTACGGTCAAGTGGGCCGGCTACGAGCCGAAGGACACAGGCACCGCGAACGCCAATAACTTCCAGATCAACATCAACCTATAGGAGATAAACATGCTTACTCAAGAACAAGCACAAATACTGTGTGATGCCCACGAGATATATTCGCTGCTGGAGAACGAAGAAGAGATTGAACTGCTTGAATCTAACAATCCAGAACTGCTTGAGGCATACTATGCGTTGCATCGTCTTGCAGCAGGGGCAGACACAGTAACAGAAGGCACCGATGGGTGTGAGCAAGAGAAGGTCTAATTAACAGGAGGAGAAAACCATGAGCATTGAAATCGAGCAGGAAATACAAGAGAAGGGTCTGACAGCACCACGTGTGACACCCGCAGATATTGAAGCAAACATAGTCGGGGAATACTGCTTCACAGCAGAGCAAGCCACAAAAGGATGTCCGCAACTTGATTCGTTGCGACTCCTGACATTTTGCGTTCTGGTGTTGAAAAACGGGTTTACTGTGACAGGGGAAAGTGCCTGCGCAAGCCCGGAGAATTTTGACGCAGAACTTGGGCGCAAGATTGCGCGCGCAAACGCTGTGAATAAAATCTGGCCGCTGATGGGCTATGCACTCAAAGAGAATTTAGCTGGAAAATAATATGGCAGACGTAGACTACACGCCGCCGCCGACCGTCAAGGAGTTCATCAAGCACTACTTGCCGGGACAGCTGTTCTACTCGTTCATTATCGGCCCGATCGGGAGTGGGAAAACAACAGGGTTGCTGTTCAAGATCGCATACCTTGCGCAACTGCAGGCACCCAGCCCTGTGGATGGGATACGGCGCACGCGGTTCGTCGTGGTGCGGAACACGTTCCCGCAGCTGAAGGATACGACGCTCTCTTCGTTCTTCACGTGGTTCAAGGATGGCGTGGCCGGCACATGGCGCGCGTCGGAGAACAAGTTCATCATGCGCTTCGGTGACTGCGAGGTGGAGATACTGTTTCGCGCACTGGACACTGCAGACGACGTGGCGCGCGTGCTGTCTCTTGAAGTGAGCTTCGCCGTGCTGGACGAGTTCGTGGAGTTGAACAAGGATGTCATCGAGGCGCTGTCTGCACGTTGCGGGCGCTTCCCGAGCAGGAAAGACGGCGGGTGCACTAACTGGGGGATGTTCGGGTCGAGCAACCCCGGACAGGAAGACTCGTACTGGTACAAGCTGCTGTTCGAGATGGCGCCGGACAACCTGAAACTGTTCGTGCAGCCATCGGGGTTCAGTGCGGATGCGGAGAATATCGAGAATTTGCCGGGTGGGAGAGGGTATTACACCGAAGGCATAAAAGGCAAGTCTGAGCCGTGGATAAAGCAGTTCGTGGAGGGAGTTTGGGGCTATTCGCACGCCGGCAAGCCAGTGTTCCCATACTTTAACAGAGATATTCACGTTGCGAAACAGTCTTTGCGTCCTAATCCATCGCTGCCCATCTTGGCGGGGTATGACCCGGGGTTGGCAGGCAGCGCGCTGGTGTTCGGGCAGATCGATCTGCACGGTCGCGTGACCATATTCGATGAAATTGTGCTGCAGAACGTGGGAACACATCGGATGATACCGGAATACCTCAAGCCGTTGCTCGCGCGCAAGTACAAAAACATGGAGTTCGGCATCATTCCAGATCCGGCAGCGAGCAGTCGCGCGCAGAGCACCGAAGACAGCGTGGTAAACATACTGCGCAAGGCACAGCTAAAGGTGCACGAGCACACCGGGAACACACTGGCGCCAAGGTTGGAGTCTATGGAGTATTACTTGATGCGACTGACAGATGTGGGGCCTGCCTTGCTGATTGACCCGGCATGTGTTAAGTTAATCCGCGCGCTGCAAGGTGGCTATCGGTACTCGGTCAACCAGAAGGGCGACAAGCAGGGTGAAGTACCTGAGAAAAACGAGCACAGCCACGTTGTTGACGCGGCGATGGAGCTGACGAAGCACTTCAAGAGCGGGGCGGACAAGGCTGGACGACGCGCTGCGGCGCGGTTCACACCGCCGAGATTCAATAACTCTTACGCATAGGACTGAGCATGACAACCTTGACGACACCACAGACGATGCCATCGACAGACCCAGCCATACTGCGCGATGCAGTTACCAAGGACCCGCAGAAACTGCGCGACTTGGGGATGCGGCTTGAGGCTAAATACATCCAGTACCGCAACGACCGCAGACTGGCAGAACTCGACTGGCTTAAAAGTGCTCGTCAGTATCTCGGTATTTATGACCCTGATATCGAGTCGAAGCTGGGGCGGGACCGTTCGAAGGCATATCCGAAACTGACTCGCGTGAAGGTCGTAAGCATGGTGAGCCGGCTCATGAACCTGCTGTTTCCAACGTCCGAAAAGAACTGGACGCTGAAGCCGACGCCATACCCCAACCTGCCAACACAGGACATGCAGAATATATTGGACCAGCTGGTGCAGCAGGCTCAGGGAGGACAGCTAGATGATGACATGATCGAGACGGCGATACGAATGTTTGCGAAGGAGCGCGCGGCTAATCTGGAACTTGAGATTGAGGATCAGCTGGGCGAGCTGGGCGGCGACCGGATGCTGGACTACGTGGCCATGGTGCGCAAGGTCGTGTTCTCCGGCGTGATGTACGGCTGCGGCGTGCTGAAAGGCCCGTTCGTGCGCATGCAGAAACAACGCACATGGAAGCTGGTGCAAGCGCAACCAGAGTCAACCGCACCGCATCCGGAAACAGGACTTCCGGTAACTACTCCAGCACAGCCTGCGCAGTATGTTGCGGAAGAGAACGAAGTATATCGTCCACAGTTCGAGTTCGTGCCGTTGTGGCAGTATTACCCCGACATGGCGGCGAAGCGGTTTACGCAGATGGATGGGCAGTTCGAACGCCACATCATGTCGCGGCATCAAGTGCGCAAGCTGGCGGATCGGCCTGACTTCTTCAAGAAAGAAATCATGGACTATCTGGCGGCACATGCGGACGGTAACTACAAGCGCGAGACATACGAGACGCAGATGAAGTCCATGGGCGTGCACAGTCAGGTAAACGACACGTCAGGGCGCAAGTATGAAGCGATCGAGTGGAACGGGTTCATGAGTGCCCATGATCTGCAAGCAGCCGGCGTGACGATACCGCCCGGGATGGAAGGCGAAGAGATCGAGGCAGTCATCTGGGCGCTGGACAGCGTGATTATCAAGGCCGACATCAACCCATGGGTCATGCTGGAAGGCGGCGAGAAAGTCCACATGTATCACCAGTTCATATTTGAAGAAGACGAGACGGCGCTGATGGGTAACGGACTGCCGAACATCATGCGCGACTCGCAGATGAGCGTGTGCGCGACAACGCGTATGTCGTTGGATAATGCAGGTGTGACGTGCGGCCCGATGCTGGAAGTCAACACCGACTTGTTGCGGCCCGATCAGGACCTGTCATCGATATTCTCGTACAAGATATGGTATCGCGAAGGCATCGGCGCGGAGTCGCAGTATCCCGCAGTGCGCGAGATCAAGATGGACTCGCATCTGCCTGAGTTGAAGTCGCTGACGGACATGTTCCGTGAGTTCGCAGACATTGAGACGTTCATCAACCCGGCAACCGGCGGTGACATGCAGAAGGGACCAAGCGAGCCGTTCCGGACGGCCACAGGCGCGTCGATGCTGCGCGGCGATGCCGCCCTTCCGTTCAAGGATGTAGTGCGTAATTTTGACATGTTCACTGAGTCTGTCATTTCGACGCTTGTGGCGTTCAATGCACAATACCCATCGCGGAACGACATACAGGGAGACTTTCAGGTTGAAGCGCGCGGCGCCACGTCGCTGATCGCCAAGGAGGTTCGCGGTATAACACTCGACACGCTGGCACAGACGTTGAAGCCGAACGAGCAGATATACATCGATGACTACCAGTTCCTGAAGGAGCGGATGGCGTGTCGTGATGTGGACTTGACAGGTGTATTGTGCACCAAGGAAGAAGCTGTGACTAAGAAGCAAGCGTATGACCAAGATCAGCAAGCACAACAGCAACAACAGCAAGACCTGATGCGCGCCGAAGTGCGTAACCTGTTGGCGACGGCAACCAAATCACTCACGCAGTCGGACAAGAACTCCGCGAACGCGGAAGTGGCACAAGCGAACACCATACTGAAAGGACTCGAACATGGCCTCCAAACTGGACCA